CAAGATGCCATAATGGATAGTACAATGTTGCTGCACCACCTCGTACACCACCCTGTGAACAACTTTTAACTGCTGATTGAAACATCTTGTAAAAAGGAATAACACCTGTATGTGCTGCATCACCATTGCGAATAGGAGAGTTAATTGCACGAATGCGTCCTGCACCAATTCCAATTCCTGCTTTTTGTGATACATACTTTACAATCGCATTTGATGTTGCATTAATACTATCTAGACTATCATCTGACTCAATTAAAACACATGAACTAAACTGACGCACATTTGTACGAACACCAGCCATGACAGGAGTAGGTAACGAGATATCAAAGTTACTAATTGCATCATAATAATCTTTAACCCATTTCATACGATTAGTTGTGTAACTACCAAACAAAGTTGCAGCAATCATCATATACGCGATTTGTGGCGTTTCAAATATTTGACCAGTTACTCGGTTTTGTACCAAGTATTTTCCACGAAATTGCTCCATACCAACATATGCAATGTGGTTGTCGCGATCATGCTTGATATAACTGTTTAGTTGATCAAGTTCATCCGATGTATACAATTCAAGAATTTCATCATCGTAATATCCACGATCAATGTTATCTTCAATAACTCTAGACAAATGATCAGGTTCAAAGTCATTATATACTTGCTTGCGTAGATGATAATTAATCAAGCGCCCTGCTACCCATTGATAGTTTGGAGTTTCCTCTGTGATCAAATCTGCTGCTGCTTTAATTAATGTTTCTTGAATTTCATCAGTTGTTATTCCGTTATAAAACTGAATACTACTTTTAATTTCCACTTCTGACGGACTGACGCCAGCAATATCATTGCAAGCATAAAACACAACCTTGTGTAATTTATCTAAGTCAAGTGGTTCTCTAGCGCCGTTGCGCTTTTGTACCATTATTTCCTTCATTTATATCCTTACCTGTTTGGTTTCAATATTGTTATTTTACTAGATCGTCTGAATACCATGTATTCAAAATTTCACATTTGTCTAATACAGACACGTTATCTACTATACCATAATTATGATTTAATACATACTCATTATCTAATCGTATTACAAGTCCTACCTTTGATTTTCCTGCGTCTTGTACTAATAGTATATCACAAGACCAATCGCATAATTCCAATGTATATGCCATTCCAAGCGCAATCACATTTTCATCATATAGACCATGCCATAATAGATCCCAAGGGTTGGGCCATTCTTCTGAACTGTATGGGTCTATTACTCTATTAGAAAGTGGTGCTAAACGCCACCAATCTACTAGGGTTTGTAAAAAATCTTCATCAGATATATCATCTAACTCGTTCAACTCGGTACGAAATGCTTTCCACTCCGTCAGTCGTTCTTTGGGCATTAATTGCCATATTGCTGAATTCATACTACAGTGTCGCTTTGAAGTTATCGGTTAACCATGCGAAATCTGCGTTTGCTGTGTCAGTGGTAGCATAGTGTAATGTAAATAAACCACTTGACATTGTACCAGTAAATACATGATCTAATAAACTACCTGATGTAGTTGCATTATTTGTATAATTGTCAGAAATAGTATGTGTATTATTTGTTGCATTAACTGCAATGCTCAATGAACCTTTACGAATATGCCCTGCTACGTTTCTTAATGAATAACGAATATCTGCGTTATCATACCTAGTTCCATCAAATGCAACAGGCAGTGCACCTGTGGTAGATGTTATTGCCACAAATCCAGGAACATCTACACCGACATCTGGCTCAAATAGAGGAATCTCAGAATTATACTCTAATGAGACATTTCCTGTTCCGACTGCCAAAGGATCTTTAACAACTACAGTTATCGTTGAATTATCAGTAGTAAATGCTGGTGATGTAAAAGTAACATTTGTACCAGTTAATGTCCAATCAGATGGTGATACATATAATGTACCATCAACATCTATTGAAACAATAGCATCAGTTGTTCCTATATCATATACTTGCTGTGAAGTTACAGATGAAATAGGACTGAGTGCACGAATGAACGAGACTGTGAAATTATCTACTGTATAATCGGTTGCGTCTGCTTTGACAACCGTATCTACTGTTATTTTATAGGTGCTTGACGAAATATTATCTAAATCAACACCAAAGGTGAAGTCAGTTTTTGTACCATCTCCATCTTGCAATTCAGCCGTATTACCAATGAATAATCGTTTTGCATCTAATGCATATCCTAATTCACCAGCCAGTAATATTGGAAGTTGGGCTAAATTACCGCTTCTTTGTTTTTGTATTTTTGTTTCAATTGCCATTGTAATCACCTTTTTAGTATATGTATTTATTAAATTCTGGTTCCAAAATCATGAAATATTGTAAAATTCTTCCAATCTTTTTGCCCATTTTAGTTCCCATTCTGCGAACTCTCCAATCTGCATTTCAAACAATTGCCACAGACCTTCTCTGCTACACATAAAAATAGCAACGTCTTTTATATCAGTTCCATACATTTCATTGTGTGCTAATGCATACGCTGTACACTGTAGAAAGTAATCACCAATCCATTCACGCCTCTTAGGCTTATTGGTTTGTTTGAAATCCATGACAGTGGGCTTACCTTTCCACACACCTAATAAATCTGCTGAACCAGCATATAATTCAGGATAGCATAGACTAACTTCTGCTCCCCATACTTCATCTAGTTCAGCATCAATATTCTTTATTACCACATCAGCCATCATACGAGATTGAAGTAATGTTTTACCAGTTTCTTCATTACCTACGTATTCTTCATTTTTAACATATGATTCTAGCATAGCGTGCATCTGCGTGCCCACCTTTGATGCTTCGGTAACTATTTGTTGGGCGGCTTCATTACCTACACGTTTCTTCCAATCGGATAACATCTTTCGATCACGTGCTGGTTTTGTTGCAGACAGGACAGTGGTGACACTAGGTACAGGTTCACCATAGGGGTTCTTATATAAACGTTGACCGTTTACAGAAGTTCGTATTAATTCGCTATAAGCGTAAGGAGTTGTTATATTTACCATTTAGATATTATACTATAATAACATCTAAATGTCAAGTGTTATTTACTAATTACCAGTAAATGTACCATGAAAATGTTTTACCAGTTGCAGTATTGGTGATGCGCTCAATCTTAAAACCAAGATTGCTGAAATGTTGAATTACTGATACCATATCTGATGATTTTGCACGATCTGTTTCAGTTCCTTGCCATACATTAAAATAACTAACACTTGTTGGGTTAGTTGCAGTAGATGTGCCAGGCGTTAATCCTAAACTAGCATTCGCTGTACCAGTACCTATGACATATGACCATGTAGCAGAACCAGCAACCGTTATCTTTAAACGAAGTTGGTTGTTTTCTTTGTATGCAAGTACATTTGGAATTGGTGCATCATTTATATCAGCGATTACCGCATTGAGACTCAAGCCAGTTGTACCTAATACAACAGTTACACCCTCAATAATTACAGTAGTAGCAGCAACAATTGTGGGATTTGTAACTGATCCAGACACGACTGCATCTGGCGTAGAATCTGTCATAGACGAACCATCAGAGACAGTTGTTTCATATAGACCAGTAACCGAACCTGCAATAATTGCTTTCATTATCGTTTCAGTTTCATTAAAGATAGTTAAATCTTGATTGCTATTTGCTCTTGCTTGTGATGCATTTAATCCTACACTCATGTTATATGTCCTTTTTAACTTGCTTTCTTGCCATTTTATCTATGCGATTATCTTGTTGATCACGAGTCGGTTCAGAAGAAGATGAATCATCTCTTCCAAAAAAGATAACATCATCTTTAATATTATCTACGATGGGAATAGAATCCAATAGATCAAACAATATTGAATGATCTACTTCATTTCCCATTTCAGCAAGAGATTTGTGTAATGTATCAATACTCAAACTTGTCATACCTTCTGCTGATGCAACTGAAATAATATCAATGATAATTGATTTAATGTCACTTGTGTCTTCAACAATTTCAGAAAAACGCATTTTAGTTTCTCAATGTAGCAAATGCTTGCTTTAGCAAATCTTTGCTGATTTTTCCGTCTTGTTGTGCTTCTTTAACCATGCGCATTGCAGAAAGATACTTATCTTCTTTCATTTCACGACCAATTGGGTTTTCTGCACCTGATGCTGCATCAACGCCTTCAAAATCATCGCCCATTTCCAATTCATCGTCTGATTCAAAATCATCGCCCATACCTAACTCGTCACCGAAATCAGTATCAAGTGTATCAACTGAACCACCTGCTTCAACTGGCTGACCTTGTGCAACTAATAATGCATTAGTAACTTCACTGTTAGCCGATTTAACTGCTGCTAGTGCTGCACCGATTGCTGCCTCAGATGCCATTGTGAATGCTTCTGCTTCTGCTGTACCTACTTCTTCTTTCATTGCGTTGGTGATGCTCATTAGGTCTTCAACTTGCATACTTGCTAAGTTTTCAGCCATTTTTTGTAAATCATCAGCCATTTGCTTTGCAGCGAGTAATACTTCTGCTTGATCTAAATCTTGGTTTTCTTGAATTTTCATTTTAGTACCTTGTGTTGTTTGTGTCACGTCTACCAGTACCATATTGATACCTTCTGATATTAGAAGTAACTTTTGAAAATCTTTCGCACTAACGTCTACGCCAGATTCGCGTAATGCGGCTATACGAGAGTTAGTTGTTTCTTGAATTTTAACAAGTTTAGATTGCTCCATTCCGAAGTTGAATTTAATATCAAATACTTCGTTTAAGGCTTTAGTTAACTTGGTAAATTTGTCTTCCTGCAAATCATGTAAAATCATTTTAGTGCTCCATTAAAATTATATATTATAATGTATTTATACAAAAACTAAATTACTTCTTGTTAATTAAGTTGTAATATAGTATTAGTGTAAGTGGTAACATAATCATGCACATCAAGTCGTCTTGAGTTCTTCCAATATTTTGTCATATCTCGTAATTGTGTTAATTTAAGTTGTTTTGATTCAATATTATTGTTTAATTCATTATATTGTGACTCTAACATCGCAAATACGTCTTTGACTGTATTAATAAATTTTCCATTATATTGTTCTACCGATAATTTAAATTGTGCAAACGTATCCGCATCAATAAGTCCAGGTTCCATTCCCGATGGTGACGAGGCTAATACTACTTCTATGCCATTCGCAGTTATGTGAGGTAAATGCTCTTCTGCATATTTGAATATATCTATTATTTTATGTACATTCAATACATGCATAACTGTACTAATTTCTAATGATATTGTTTGAATGTAGTTCTCGTTGTCAACTATTGCATCATGTATAGTGATATGGTTGTTCATTAGTTTAGGGAATTTAACAGGATATCTAATATATTCCGTTAATTCATCTACCGCATCAATACTCAATACCATTATAAATTTCTTAAATTGTCCCATTAGTGGTAGAATAGGAATTGAACTTACTGTACCATTGGTAACTACTACGACTTGTATATTTTTTGAATAATCTGATTCAACTAAAAATTCCAACCAAGACTTGAATCCTGGCAATAGCATTGGTTCACCACCTGTTGTTTTAAATCTACGAATATCTCCTGCTACTAATTTTAGTTGTTCTAATTCATGATCATCAAAATCAATTAATACAGTTTCTGGAGTAAGCCATATATCTTTAAGTAACGCTGGGATTTCATAATCATGTCGTTCTTGGGAAATTATACTTGAAGATGATGCAGAACACATTACGCACCCCATATTACACTTATTGCCAAACTTGATGTCTAATGTCTTTAATTGAACAGTACCTTTCTGTACAATACTGTTAAATAATTCAGGATTATTTGAACGTACTTGATTAGAAGATTCTAATCTCATTGATGTACCAGTTATTGATTCAAATGATATGCATTTTGTACATGCGTTGATTGGTGCGCCACTTAGTGCTTTTTCACGTATTTCACCAAATGTACGATGATTAAAGAAAATATCTTTATGTGATTGATTTTGTTTTTCTGCTGACGATACGACTATCTCACTATTACAACATAACAGGACGTTGTTAGCAGTGTCATTGCAAATTTCAATAAATGGCTTAACACAAAATGATTCCCCATAGAGTACATTAAACTCTTCAAGACTTAGATTGTCTTGTTTCATTAGTTAGTCCTTATTAATTACAATAACTTTTTGATTGCAGTCTTCATTTTGTGCATTTTGTCAGATGCGACACTGTGCTTTGCTGCTGCGATATCTGATTCAACGCTTTCAGTTAATGTCTTCTGTCTTCTTTTTTGCTTTGCTGCTTCTTCTAGTGCAGATGCATATCGTGAATCATACTCGGTGATCGCTTTAGATTTACTTGCATCATTCTTGAATAATTCATTCTTTATGATTGCCATTGCTGACTCAAATAATGCTAGATTTTCATATCTACGGATACCATTTTCTACTACCGTATAATACGTTTTTACATAACCAGATATATTGTGTCTTTCTAATACGATATTAAACTTATCAATACCTACACTATCTGTTGCCTTGTTAACCGATTCTGACTCGGTTACAATATTAGTTGCTGCTGTATCAGTCGCATCTTGTACTTTATGTAACTTAGCCAAAATGTTATACATCTCCGTAGCATCTTTACTGATATTAGTTGGTACTGAATTACCAGATGCATCAACCACTGGTGCTGATTTATTGTTAGTTGCATTCTCTAGATTCTGCAATATTTTAAGCATGTCCTGCGATTCGTTATTCATTACAAACTACCTCTAAGTCTCTTATAATATACTTTGCCTTCCCTAACTACTCTTGTTAGAACACCCTTTGATACTAATGACTTAGCAACAAATGCTTCGCGTTCAGTAAAATCTGATTTACATGTTTCTTCAACGATCTTATCATACACTGTATATTCAGTATTTGATAATATGATTGAAATTCCACCAGGACACTCAACAAGTTTCATTACTTTATGCCCGCTAGTTTCTTCAATCTGGCAATCTCGCTTGCATTATCATCTGCTGCTTCTGAATTACTTGCTGATGCATCTGAGTTTGCGTCTTGCTGTGCATCATCTGGATCTTTTGCCATAGTACGACCAGTAGACACAGAGTTACTACCATATGATGAATTACCACCCGGCGCGCCTGCTACTCTACGCTCTTCAAGTTCGTGTCCCCATCCTTTATCTTTTAGTTCTAAATGTAATTCTTCTGTATCTGCATACTTTTCTTCTTTACCATCTTTGCTGTACATCATATGCGGTTCAAATGCTTCGTCGGCTGCTTCATCAACAGTATCTTCTTCTTCACCATCACGCTTATCTTTTAAATTCGCTACAACGCCAGGAGACTGCATCTCTTGCATTCTGTCATCTTTGTCATACTGAATATATTCGTCATAAGACAAATAGTAATCAGTATCTGGATCATAATATTTACCTTCACGTGGGTCATAATATACTACTTTACCAGATCGCAATGGAAACGGACCTTCTAATCCTTCACGCTCTTGATAACGCTCTCTATCCATTGGAGGAAGAATAGTGTATCCTTCTTCTAAATCTAGTGTGATATATTTAGTGAATAAGTCTTTGTCGTTATTCTTTAGTGCATTAGTTAACTGCAATGTACCAGAAAAATTCAAGTCTCTAAGTTCTGCACTAATCTGCTCATCAGTTAATTCTACACCAAAATTCTCAAGTGCAAAATCTCGTACTGTATGTATAATACTATTATTCTTGATTTCCATTATCTTCTCGATTTATTTAATTGTTTTACGATTTTACTCGTTGGATTGACGCGCTTTGTTTTTTGCGCTTTCTTTGTCATCCTAGTACCCTTTGACGCTTTTGTCTTTTTCATTAAGAAACGTTTTTTAATATCAATTGGAGCAGCACATTGCTGTGGACTTGCCACAACTCTGCCTTTTCGCTTTCCAACGGTACATCTAAATTTCTTAACAACTTTATTTCCCCTCTTAGCAAAGACTACCTTTGATTCGGAAATAACAGTATTATATGCTTCGTTAAGTATCATCGTTTACCCAATCCCTACCATCGGAGTCATTGATTGTAAATTTATCATTAGCATAACAACAACTGATACCAAACCTACGATAACTGTTCCTGCTGCTGCTACAATCAATCTCATATTATTATCTTTACCTGTACGATTTCTATCAACCATGCCTGACATATCCTCGGATATTCGGTCAATTTTCTTTTCTAATCGTTCATTATTATTATCTATTTTTTCTTCTATTCTTTTATTGGAATCATTAACTCTATCTTCCAAATTAGTAAATTTTTCTTCTAACACGCGATACCTCTCTGCACATAAATCCACATGGGCTTCGAGATTTTCACGCTCTAATCTTGACTGACGTATTGACATAAATTGATTCCATACTTTTCGCGTCTTCAAAAGAGCTGATTTTCATTCTTGGGGCGCTCTGCGCCTCTTAGAAGTATTTATGCAAACAGGGTTACTATATAAAATATATGTTTTTAATTTGGGTATTTTTAGTGGATAAACTACTAGGATTCAATTTAATCGTTTCTTGCAATTCGGTGTGAACAGGTACATTATTACAGTCATTTATTAAATGAGTATAGTCACCTTCTCCTGATTTATATGCATCTTCTATATCGGTGACAAATGCCATTTTCCAAACAGAATGTGTATCTTTGAATGTTGAACCAAAATCATATTCACTCATTGATGCATTATCAATTTTAGTCACAGTAACGTGTAATGGTTGAGTACGCATACTGAGAACTTGTGTCAATGAATTCAAATTTTGGGCTTGTCGGAATTCCATAGTGGAACCCTTGGGGTTATTAACGCCAGTATCAGTGATATCAACCAGCGTGTACAATACATGGTCTATGTGCATATTAAAGTTCTAACGCTTTACCAGCCGCATAACCTACTGCAAATGCAGCGGCGCCCTTTGCCAATGTATTACCAATGCCTGCCTTCTTCTTATCATTAATCTCAAGACCCTTTTCTTTTGCAAACTTTGCATATAACGGCATCAAATCACTGCGCCTAGCACTCATTCTGAAATATCTCATTAATTGAGTCGTAACCAATTGCTGTTGCTGTGTTGATAATTTAGTCCAGTCTTGCGTAAGTCTACGCGCTGCACGTAACTTAGGATCTTGTATTTTTAAATCTTTTTCTAACTTAAAAAAGAACTGCTGCGCTGTTGCTGGTGTCATATTTCCAGTTTTGATCTTTTGTAAGAATTGCTTTATCTTAGGAGTATCAATTCTTACTTTACCCATCAACATAGTATCTCTTTCATCAGTGAACATCTCACCCGGACGCTGAATACTAAAAATTGTTTGATATAAATCAGGACTGCTGGGACTCGGTCTATTAAAACTACCCATTGCGGAAGTTCGCTGGGCATATGCCTTTGCAACTGGTGCATAGTTGTAATCATTGCTCATTGCATATAGACTCATAAGACTAACAAACAAATGATCGGTTAGACCTCTTGCGCCTACGCTTGCAATCTGATTTCTTGTTCTGAACATTCTTGCTTCGCCCAGTGTTTGCATAAATTCTAATTCATCTGACATTATCTTACCGCCCCTCTGTTTGCTGCACTAAATGTTGCTCTTGGTACAAACTTCATATCACCTTCTGGATTAGCAAGTACATAACCCTCACCGCCTGGCTGACCATTAATGCTTTGCTTAACTTGTCCACCTTGACTGTCGAATTTGCCAATGATATCGTCTTTCGTAGCCATAACTGCTGCTACTACATTCCATAATGCAACGAATGCAACTTTATGTTGTCCAATATATTCTAATACCTTACCTTTCATTTTATCTGACACTTGCTTTCTATTCTCTAACCAAGTTGGGAAATCTGCACCTAACTTAGTTAGACCTGTGTCTACTTTACTATTCATATATGCGTATAGTAAATCTGGTAATGCTTTCATTTTTTGCGCGGTCAATGTGCTATCATTTAATAGTTCATCAACGCCCGATGCATTCTTTTTAATTATTTGCTCAAGTTGGTCAATAGCACCTGTATCAACTTCGACAGGTTGCTCAGTGGTTACACTTGGTACTACCAATACATCCTGTTGACCATTAAACATCTCAATACTGGTGAACGGACCTTCTTTACCATTGGCATCTTCTTCTCTATGTATTACAATACCAGATTTACTTGCGCCAATACGCTTGCCTAAGTCGCTTTCTACATCTACTGCATAATCAACAATCTGTGGCTTAAACACGTAGTTCTTTTCAACAACGGGTGGGGTTGATTGATATAATAGATCACCTTTAAAGAATCCTCTATAGTCTGTTGGTACTGCCTTTTCATATATAGGAAATAAATTTGCTAACCTATTCGCAAATTCTATGCGCTTTGGGTCTTCACGGAACTTACCACCACTACGACTAAGCATGATATCTTGTAGTTGTTCTGCACTCTTTGCTTTACCATCGGTTTTAACTGCTACAAACCCTGACTTGTCGGTGAATATAAACTCACCTTCTTGATCACGACCAAATACCATTGCAGGACTTCCATCCCATTTAAGTGTTACTGCTTTATGATCATCTCCTGACATGCTACGAAGTGCTGCAACTGCTCTCATTGCACCTGCGCTGCCTTGGTAGAATATTAAGTCTTCTACATGCTGTATGCGACTTTCTGATAGTTGAGTTTCCCCTAACTCAGATACATCAACATCATATAAATCAGCGCCATGCTTCATTCTGCGTTTTCTTGCATCACGATCTTCGCGTTTCTTCCTACCTGTAATATTAATAATTTCTGAAATTTTCATTTTTTGTCCCGTAATTTTTTTACACCACGTACAAAACGATTTGGTTCTCTATTTTTAAGATCCAAGATCAAACGCTTTTGTAAATCTTGCGCAATCTCAGCATCATAAGTATGTTCTATCATTTCAAGAAGATTAATCATACTGCTCAGTACATTCACGCCACGAGTTTCTATTAATTCTGCGTTGTCTCGGGCTGGTGCAATATTGTTAATTTCTTCTAATAATGATCTAGTTCGTTTCTTCACGTCGATGCCTCCATGCTTATGTGTATTTATGCTTTTAATCTTGTTTTCTTAAAATACTACGTAGACGTGCTGATTGATCTTCTGTGCTAGTAGGCTCAGGCGCTGACTCATTAGGACTATCAACTATTGTGTTTTTCTTCTTCAATTTATCATATATTGTACTAGATTGTGTAGTTATTGTATCTTGTTCATCGTCAGGTAAGTCAGTTATTCGCAATCCTTCAATATCAAATGCTAAATCAACTTTCTGTCCTACACCAGATGAACTACGTGTCTTCATAAATTGAATTTGATACCTACCACGCTCTCTCATTGCTTGACTTGTAAAAATACCAATCACATTGTCTGCTGTTTGAATTTTACTTAAACCACCAGAAATATGACTATGATCAAATTCTACTTCTTCAACTGCTGATCTATTCAACTGTGACGCTGTTGCAAACAATACATTATTCTCTACTGCAAAGTTACGCAATTCTTCTGATACATACTTGTCTTTAATGAACAAGTCACTCGCATTAATCTTTCGTCCCGCAGGAGTCATTAAATCCAAGTAGTCAACTAACATAGCATCTATACGCACACCATTCTGAACTTCAAATTCTCGCATATAACTTGTCAAATCATTTGTAGTGATACCATTAGGTACTTGAATTATTTGTAGTTTACCAGCATTCTTTCCTTGAATTCCAACTTTCAATGCTGTACCTTCTACATCATTAAAAATTGCTTTCGTGTTCATACCAGTTAACATACCATCAAGTCGTAAACCAGATAATTGCTCACTCAATTCTAGTGATACATACAATACATTCTTACCCATCAATGACCAATTAAGTGCCAAGTTTTGTAAGAATAAACTTTTACCACCACCTGATGCTGCTGCGAAGATATTCAACTCGCCAGGATTGAATCCACCAAATAATTTGTAATCAACTGACTTCCAACCAGTACTTGTTCCTGCTCGTTCATGTCTTGCTGCGTTAATGCGTTCTTTAGGATCATCCCAATAGTTAATACCCATATGCTTTGCAAGTCCTACTTGCACTGCTTCTTTAATAATACGCTCTACTTCACCAAATTCACCTTTTTCTACTAGATCAGCACTTTGAAGAATAGCCGCTTCCAATGCTTTGTGCTTACAAAATCCTTCAAACTCGTCAATGAACCAACTCTTATGTCTATCATCAATTGTATCACTAATGCCAGCCAACTTAATACCAGTAAGTGCGATAATCTGTTCAGGAGTGGGCAATGCACCATATGATGCTACATGCTCTTGTAAGAACACAACTGTCTTCCTAAGTGTTCTATCAAAATAACTTGCTTCTACGATATTATTAACTCGTAAAAATAAATCTTTGTCTTGTGCTAAAAACTCAATGAAAAGTTGTTGCAATTCCACTGTGTATTCTTTTGTTTCGTTCATTTAGGTTCCTTTATGATTATCGTGATGTATTATAACATATTATTGTTGTAAAGTCTAGTGTAATAGGTAATCTATATTACTCTTCCCTGCAACTATATACTCTTCGTATTTTTTAATGACTGTTGCATAAAAATCAATATTCGGTGCCCAAATCCCCACAAAGTTTCCATAATGATTATTGTCACTACCATCTTTAAATTCAGATAAATCAAATATTACCATACCTTGAACAACTAATTCTTCAAATCTAATTTGGTGGTGCATCATACTCACATCTTTCATTGAGTCACCATTGCCGTCTGGTGTTTCTGTAATGTAACATCCTGTGTCACTTATTGCACGACTCCATGATGGGAGAGAATCACGCATATCAGGCCACGAGGTTGCACCATCATCTATTACAATATCAAATTTTTCAGTTGATATTGCCGATAATGCCCTGTCTACTGTTTCTGGTATATACCCATCTTCACCTAATACCAGCGTACATTTTGTATACGCTGCGGTTTGCACTTTCGCATGTATTAAATTTTCAATGTGAACGAATTCATGACGAAGTGCATAATGGTATGGGTTGTCTGGATCAAACATATCAACACCCACAATTTCACAATCATCTGTTGTAACTTCGCACCATATGCGTATCTTAGATCCTTGTGATACTCCAATTTCACATAAACTCTTTATAGGTTGTTGTTGCTGTGATGCGTATAACATATCTGCAACAAAGTTGGAGAATCCACGCTGACTACATCGTAGAGATTCATCATCAGCCAATTTTTTCCATTTTTTTACATCTAACATATCAAATCCTCTTATTATTTACAGTAAGATTTCATCTTTACTTGTATTTTTAGTGGGTTATGTATCGCACTATCTAGTATAGTCTGTATCATGAATAGTTGACCATATTTCAATGCTGCATCTGCTGCGTCTTTACAATCAGACCATTCAGGGAATGACACATACCATCCACGGGAAACTGCTCTCTCAACAAATAACTTACTTGCACTATCTGCATCGGGCAACACTATAATTTTTTTCTTTAAACTATCTATTATATTTCCCTGTTCAACATTTATATTATTTGAACCGATTGCTATTCCATCAGTGAAGTACGCATCCAGTTGTCCTTCGGTTACGATCACAATCTTTTTATTAGATTGCTTATCCAATCCATATACGAAATCTAGCATTGGTTGCTTAGTGAAATATTTTGGTATTTCTTTAGTAATTGTTCCTACCCATCGCGCAGTGTATCCTACTATCACACCTTTATAAAAGAATACATGCATGAATCTATTCTTCATTCGTGCTGGTGACATAGATGGTGAATAATAGAAACGAGAATCCATAGGATCTAATCCCCTTGACACCATGTATTCCAATACTCTCTCAAGTTCAGGAGTTACCTCGGTGTACTCAGATATAGGCTTTGCACCTTCTGGTAATTCTACTGGTTTCCAATTGATCTCTACCGCATCATCGGTTGATACTTTCTTTAAAAGAATAGACTCAATATCGCGATCTTCAAGTAATCTTAATTGTAATCGTTGAATATCACTTGAATCTGCACCAAATGCTGTATATAATGCTTTCAGACGGTCGTCTATTTTATTGTCTAGCGTGGGCCAGCCTGCTGTGAAATTACAGTTGAAGCAATTGTATTGAAAGGTATCTTGCTCTGGGAAATAGAAACCACCACGACCTTTTGTGTCGTGAGAATGACCCCTAGTAGCACATACAGGACAATTACCAGAAACCCATCCAGACGGATTCGGCTTCCAGTTAGGTGGTATATGCGCTCTTGTAAAATCTATTATTAATCTCATATCATACATTCTACACGATTAATGTTATTTTGTCAATAGAATTTTACACTCTTATTACGATTTTATCCACAGTACCACTAAGCGTATTATCAACTTTTGCTCTTAAATATGATAAGTTAGACTGTATTGAAAACGGCTCAATACCAGTGAATGTATTGAACTCGTGATAATCATAGAATGGCGTTAAATCTAAGTCAAACCAATCACCATCACTAGGAGAAGATGCAGTTGTTCCCTGCATATAAAAATCACCTGTATAATTAGTGCAATACACCCCAAATGTAATCAATCCATTTGGCTTATTGTAATATGAAGGTCCAGCGATAATTGAACTATAATCAAATGTACCATTTGGTGTGAATTCTATTACAGATTGCGAAGTTAATGGAAGTGCGTGTGCATCATCAGATATTTCTACTGTGAAATTTGGTCGCATATTCTGATCTACAAACATAGGTAATACAAGACCCAGTTCATTGGTATATGTTAAAACTAAATCACATAAACCAATATCTATATTAGATATATGAGATGCACGCACTATTAATTTAACACTGCCTAATTCATAATCTGTAATGATACATTTTGTACTTAATATTGTACTATTGGATTCTCTGTATACCAATGCTGCATTAACGTCCATATTAAATAATTTAACAGGTTTTCTATCTTGATTCTTTATGAAGAAATGCAACTCATTATCAAGTCCCTTAAATAATTTAAGACGATTGAAATTAACGGGTGCATTAACTGTTGTACCACGTGTACTGTTGTATTGTGATAGACCCGTTGCGGTTCCGTGATCTTGTACGATGTATAGATCACCAGTTTGGTTTATATTGTAACTTGTGCTGTAATTGCTCATTTTATAAGTCCCTGATTATATGTTGTATTTATGCAAAAATGACCAAAATATTTTAGTATAAATAATAGTAATGCTAAAACAATATGAAGAATTACTCGACCAATATCCGTTCTTGACTGTGTTATCTTACGCTGGCAACGAATACGTGGGTGTCATGCAAAACATAGACACCCAAATCGCAAGCATGTATATGTTTGAACGGTTGGAAACTGTAGGTGAAAAACAATTATTTCTTATGTTAGGGGAAGAATGGTGGTGGGAAACTAATAGACAGTTACCGATCAACATAGCCTTGATCAATAGGTGGCATTTTCAACATTGTATACAAAGTTTCAATGTGAAGCAAATGACTATTATTGCGGGTCCAGAAGTTAGACTAAGTAACTCCATCACAAAACGAATAAAACGTAGAAGTATTAATCTTATGAAAAAGAATCTTTAACAATCTTGTTTAATTGCATCACTACTACCATCGCGTATGAGTGAGCATGACTTTTCTTAAAGTAATAAGAATCATCTTCTGGTTTTACCCATATATTGTTCATCACAGTATCCCAATCCTTTCCAATCAAATAACTCTTTGCTGGACGAATCATTGCCAACACTGCTGCCAATTGACCAACACTACTGGGCTTCATTTGTTGAACAATACTAAAATGGGAATGTATATGAAAACATTTCTCAACAATTTCCCTATGTTCTAATAGATCCCACATAGGTTCCATATCAATCAATTCATCAAGTTCTGCTTTGTTACTAATATCATTATATGCCGATACATTCAACAAATCCATTTTAAAGTAACCCATCTTCTCGGCTTCTTTGTGATCTATTGTCGCTAATCCGTTATATGGATTAGTAGGAATCTCATGAAAATATACACCAGTGTTGTGCTTTTTTTCAATATGTTCACGCTTTATCATCGCAGGAGTATTTTTAATAAGAGCAAGTAATTTATCTCTATTTGCGATGTCTATATCAATATCTGTATTAACTATCATACTAATCTACCAAATGCCCATTTACGTTCCGAACACCACCAACAATTATCGCAGTGAGTCCCATCTCTATTTTTAGTACAACTAAGAGTCAACGGGAATAATGTATCGGTAATTCCCAAGTAGTCATACATTTCTGCAACTTTACTTTTATCAATATTATAGAAGGGTATGTAGATTGCACCATCACGCCTCCATACAGGTCGCACCTCGGACGATAGACGATCTGCTTCACCGTTTAACTCACTATTGAACGTTTTTACTACTTCCTCTGACGGATTAGATGTAATTCCTAAGTAGTATAGTTTAATATTTTCATCAGCAACAAGTGATTCATTCACCGCCTTTCTACCGTCAAATTCTCGCATATATGTTATACTATGCTCTACGCTATAATTATCAGTTAATTCTACTACTTTGTTAACCACCTGTGTTGCAGGGATTGTATTGCAATTATCAATACCAATGTTACCACTAGTCACTGCAATGACTTTATGTGGTGAATACTTCATTAATATATAAAGTAATAATGCACTATCTGCGCCACCACTAACATTGATTGCAATTTCTCCATCTGGGATGTGGATATCCACACCACATAAATTAATATCCATTATCCTATACTCGCTTGCTTCAAAATAGTTTCCACCCATTGTAAATCTTTAACTTCATTCTTACGCTTCAATCGTATCTGCCAATATTGAGGATCAATATAATCCACAATCATTTCAATCTGCTTGTTATTCAACATGTCCAATAAACTCTGTGCATCATTACTTGCATAGATAACCCACGGACTAATTCTACCAGAACATATATGAAATACCGCTAGACTCGGTGCTACTGTTTTGAAATAGGTATTCCAATCATTCTCTCTATCTTCTGCCCAATCTTGCATTGACAATATTGTACGCTCAACTGCCCTGTCAACACTTTCAACTTTCAATCTCTCTTTTACCCAACCGCTAAACTTTGCATCATGTGTCCACTGATCTAGTTTTACTTGATTCTTTAACAACCATGTAGTATAACTAGTAACATCATCTATCTTAACTTCAATGCAATATTTACCATACTTTATGAAGGCAGCATAATACGAACTTTTTGCAAATTCCGTATAAGATTTTTCTTTCTTTGAATTTGTGCCAATACGATAGAACAACTGATATGCACGATATCCTAATTGAACATCTTTGTCATTCTCTTGCATATGTCGTTTTTTCTGCACACACATATGCACAATGAGCGTATTTTCACGCTTAAAGTCTTTATTGCAGTATTCACACTTGTACGATATTGGTTGCATAATTTATAAACTTTTTATACTCGGCTGTCATTTTACTATTATACACTATATCTAAGTCTTTGCATAGCACTTCTAGGTCTAAATTGAATAAATCATCAATGACCAAAGTTGATGTCCGACTTAGATAGGATTTGCTATCAGTCATGATATCATCTTTTATTTCTGCTATAATAGTAGTTATCTCTTCTGGTGATGGTATAGCGTTACCGCCATGATGAAAACAATGCTGCAATTGCCAAAATTCCAATTCACCTCGCTCTGCATATTTCAATGCGGTTGGGTACATATGCTTCATCATGTTAGCACGATACTCTGCATCATCTTGCTTATGATCATGTATATGTGTGTTCATTGAATGAATCAATTCATCTGGTGTGATTGTACGCTTTTCATATGATTCATAAAATAGATTGAACAATCTGTCAGTTGGATTAATATAAATCGTATCTATTGATTCGTTGTTCCACGGAACTGACTTTCGCCAATCACCATAACTCAAACCAAAGATTGACCTATCTGTAAATCCATCAACAAATCCATTTAACCACGAAAAATCATCATCATTTCTTTCTATTTCTTCTATGTACAATCTAGACCAATCATCGGCATCATCTGTAAAATCAACATGGTTATCCCATGGATCAATTTTAGTTTCAGATAGAAACCTAGTTTCGCACTTGAAATACTCACTTTTATAACTATCACTCTGTTGTAATATCCAACCTAGTGCTGACGATAGCATTGGTACTGCACTGAATATATGAGCGTGTTTCACTTTAAAACAGCCGTCGCTTCTTTTTTACTTAATCCAAAATCACCTAACAACTCTCTTAAATCGTCCTTGCTATGCATCCCAATAAACAATTCAACTTCATCATCGTTTAAGTTAAGATAGTTTTCTTTAATGAATCTAAATATCTTCGTATCAGTTCCTTTCTTGCCGGGAGAAATCCACTCGTGATATTGACTAGACCCTAATGACAGTGCTTGCAATAACTGAAACTGCAACTTAGGATGATGTCGCAGAGTATTAAAGTGAACATTGACTAATTCATTTGTCCATTCTAAATAATGCTCTGCGAATTGTCCCTTGCATGAACTTATGAAACGTTGCTGTGTCCACATATTCTTATTGTATTTTACAGTCTCTTCATCAGTTAGACTATCGTACCAATTGCGATCACGTGTATCTATTGCACGCATTTCACTTTTAATATTTAACTTACTCAAATCAAAATTCCCATTTCATGTTCTGGATCGCTGTCTTCTGTTTCAAGAAGAATTGCTTCTTTAATAGTACACGACTTAACATCAAATGTCAACCTAAACATCATCAACGCAGTTACATCATTAGTGAATAATTGAATTTCATCCCACCACACACTTGATGAATTATCTGGCATTGCATTATTAATCCATGATTGCATTGCACCAGCGCGTTTCATTCTGTCGGTATGTCGTGATGGTGCAAAACCAGAATTTGATGGTGCAAAACCTGGACTATCCAAAATAATCTTCACACTGTATACATACTTGCCATAGTAAATTTGTTTTCTAATTACCTGTGTAATTTCTTTATTGTTAATCATATCTAAATGAGCTTGATTTTTAGGAGTCTTTACTTCAAGCAATTCAAAGTTATGCGTATTCTTAGAAGTGATGTTTAATAGTGCATCACATGATTCTTTATCAGATACATTGAAATATACACGCAAACTATTACCTTCATGATAACTGTGCTGGTTAACTACTTTGACGTTTTTCATAGTTTTATTAAGTACAGATTTCAATGCTTGACATCTACCATACACCGATACCGCAGTGCTACGATCAGATGATTTAGTCGTAGAAATAAAAGCAACTGAATCAAAACCATAACATAATTTAGTCTGCATCTTCCATACACGATATTTTAAAAATTCTTTGTTCATAACTACTCCTAGATCAATTCACTAATGTCCAACACTTCTGGGATCTTGTTTACTTCTTTAATCAGATAGATACACTCAGGATTATCCCCATCACACAATGGTACTGACAATATATGACCAAACTTTAGTTTTGGTGCGTGCCATTTTACATCTGTAAATACATTAACAATATTAACATCAAGATATTTTGGACTATAGCCCGTCATTGGGTTCATCGCAAGTGTAGTGAAACCCCTGTCATTTAATCCCATCAAACTAATCACTTCTGGATTACCCACTTCTGGGTCGCAGATAATAATACTCCAATCTAAAGGTACATTGATCGTATATTCACCAACTTGCAACACTGCTGCTGGACTGTAAAAACTTTCTAAAAAGATCAATGGAATGAAAAAATAATCCACGTTCTTTGGGTCACTGTAATCTAATACACCATATCGTAGATCATCTACCAATTCTGGCACATCATCCAATTCGTATGTTTTGTTCTCTACTGTTAGAATTTTCATATTTTGTTCTCTTTGTTATTTGTAGTCAACTTTCTCTATTGAGAACGGATAATTTGCTTCTTTATAAAACTTTTTGCGTTCAGTCAAATGACGCTTACTGAACTTTGCTGTACTAGTGAAATCATATATTTCCACAAAGTCCTTATCATCTGCTCTACGAACACCACGACCAATTGATTGTATTACACGCACGAAACTCTTCCCAGGCTCAATCAATACCATGTTAAAGATGCGTGGGATGTTTAATCCAACTGCTGCTACACCATATGTCGCAATAGTAATACTATTAGTCGCTTCATTAATTTCATCGTATGCGTCTTTACGATCTGTAGACTTCATTGCTCCCTTAACGAAAGTAGTATCACCGCCAATATGCTCAACTAACATTTCGCCTGCTTTGATGCGATCAACCAATACCAGAGTATTACCAGATTGTGATATTGTCTTTATTAAATTACCCATGTAACTGATGCGTTGTGGATTTGTTGTCAAAAATGTCAGTTCACTTTGATAATTAGTATAGTCGGTATTTTCTTTCATCTGTACAATATTAACATGACAATTACTTAGTACGCCCATATCTTGTAATTCTGATGCGGCTAACCGATTTACTACATTACCTAAACTAACTTGTAATGTCATTTGTTCATTTTCTGCTTTTGGTATTGTGCCTGTCAATCCCCATCGTAGAGGTATATTAGCAAATTCTTTAGTTAGCATGTCTTTTAGTACATCTGCTTTCGCTTGGTGAACTTCGTCAACTATGATACAAACTACATCTTCTGCAAAGTCTTGTAGACTCCAATCCTGCTCACCATTCTTGAATCGTTTACGAATGACGTTAAGACTCTGCCATGTACAAATGGTATGGGTACGACCAAATTCTTTTTTGTCACCAAAGTACACACCAACATCAAGTCCAAGATTAATATAATCTGCACATGTTTGATTCACCAAATCTTTATTTGGTACAATAACAATAGAGCGACCATACTTTTCTGCTTTGTAACTCAATGCTGCGGTGATTAATGTCTTACCAGCACCAGTTGCAATCTCTTGTAGACACTGGGGTGTTTCTATAAACTTGTTGACGATATCAATCTGATAATCACGTAGTGTAACAGGATCACCAGCAAACCGATGCTTCTCGGGCCATACCTTATGCTGGAATGTAGATTCATCTACCAAGTCAAACTCAAGATCATGAAGTGTACGTCGATCTTCAAGATCAATCTTATAACCATCTTCAATGATAATAGGAATCGCTGTCTCTAATAGACTGACAAATGTAATACCACCAATGGTAAAATATCGTTCGCATCCATCCCATCTACCTAGTTTATAAGAAGGAACATGTCGCGCATAAGGCAAGAAAAACTTAAACTTTGCCTCTAGTTTTTTTCTAGTGGTAAGTTCAAGTCCCTCAATCTTTGCATTGACTTCGTCTTTCAATATAATTGTTGCAGTTTTAATTGTTGTTCTCCAATTTGTTTTACTTATTATAGCATCAAACTACAACAATGTCAAATGATATTGTTGCTTCTCCATATATTAATAAAGAATTTCATTGTATCAATATCAATCACAGGATTAATACTGAATATATCTTCTGCCCAATCGCCAATACGATTCATTGTTTTTGTAGTGTCAGTTATGAATAATTCATATGGGTCAATCACTAATACATTTTGATCTTCTAATACATGCATCTGCTTATCAACTCGTTCATTCATATCAGCAAATGTAGGACGTGGGGCAATGCCTAAATTTAGTTTCTTGTTTCGAATATTTTTAAAATATTCATGACTTTCTGATGTAAGTGATCGTAACACTATTAGACATGATTCATTCCATATGTCGCACTTATCATTTACAAACTTTTTAATTAATTCATCATCCCATTTCGTATCAGGATGAAAATAAAACATGTGATCACGACTAATATTGATTTGATCAGGGTGGAAATGAAACTGTGTATGATCTATGCCCGCTTCACCATTCCATTCATCAATCACATGAAATGGTGTACTTTGACCATCTACCATTCTCCATCTATTATTTGAGTTCACAAAAACTGACGTTGGTACATACAATTCATTTTGACCCAAGACCCAGGCAAGGAATTCACCTCCTAATCCTGGGTCATATACAACAGTCAATAACCTATTATACATTAGACTTCATACAAGTGATTTCTGCCATACGCTGCCATTTGTCACTTTTGGTTTTACGCAAGTCTGCAATTTTACCTACCATACGTAGACTAATCTCGCGCATACGATCTTTGTTATCATCTACAAAGTCAACAATTTCGTTTTGCTCTGCTTCTGAAAAACCATACTCTTCTAGCATACCATCCTTAACAACTTGACGACAACGCAATAGACGCTCACGTGTACTGTTCATAGTCAAATCAAGATAGTGACAACGAGACATAATTGCATCTAAGTGATCTTTGATCTTACCACGAACTTTATCAAATTTTAGGTTAGTGATGAAAATAACAGAACCTTTAAATTCAAATGACTCAGGAATTCCTTCACGACGGAGTGCTGAACTTTCAGTGTTCCAAGAAATCCTACGCTTCTTAGAACTATCTAACGCTGCTTTTAATAGGTTTAATGATAATTCATCATACAACACCGAATCACAATCATCTAATACAAGTACATTGTTAGCATCAGCATAACGATATAACAACTTATATAAACCGATTGCAGAAGCAGCGCCTTTCTCAATGCCAAATCGCGATACTGCACCACGTAACTTATCAAACAATGAATTCTTTTCAATAATATTCTCAACACCGAATGACTTGCCAACTCCCGGAGGACCTGTTACTACCATTCCGCGAATATCACCATCTACTGACATTTGTGTCATTTCATCTAAGATACCAAATCGTTCGCGTAGACGCTCAACAATCTGTTCATCAGTTTCAGTAGTCACAGTTTCAGTAGTATCAATCTCGATGATAGATGTTGCTGCATTCTTACGAGGGCGACCCGCTGTTTTGCGTTTAGTAGTTAATTTGATTGTTTGAGTAGTCATGGTTTAGATTCCTATCTAATTAATTAATGAAGTTCTATTATACAGTAAGATGTATTGGTTTGTCAAGGGTTATTTAAAATATAATGCAAATGATGTTGCGTACTTCTTAACGATGTACGACTGTGGTCGTTTATATGCTGCATTTGAAGGACCGCGATACTTATAACGAAACTTCCCAGGATATTGACGCTGTACATCATCTACATACATCATTGGGATACCTTTTGCAAAACTGCTCTCTTTAGGTGATGTTTCAAAAATCTGCAATATTGAATCAAGTTGTGTCATAATTTTCTCGCTCTTCTTTATTAACTTACTTAACTATTATAGCAAGGATCATTGCTTTTGTCAAGTGTTTATCCATAAAAAAACCCACAAATGTGGGTTTTTATTTTTTATTATAGTGTTGCGTCTTCTAATCCCGCACATCGTAACTTAATTACGTTAGTGAGTTGCCATTGCTTTACTTCAAGTGCTTTGATAACGCCCATGAACTTATTTCTAACCATTGAAAATTCAACAATAAGATGCTGCAAATCAACTACATCAGGCTCACCATCAACAAATGCTTTCGCGTCTGCTGACGTTAATGCGCGTTGGTAATGCTCAGTAAAGTGTCTAAACTTCTGACTGCGCAATTTGCGCATTTCAGTATTTAAAAATTCAAGTATCGCTTCTGTCTCTTGTAGTTGGTTGAAACGATGTTCAACGATGCCCGGAATATCACGACTGTGCTTTTCCAAGGAACCTTTCATACTACATTCAAACTTAGCCTCTGAAACTTGTATTTCATAATGTGAAATAGCATTTACTATCTCTGACAAATCTCCAGTGACCTTGCGATACCATTTACTCATTTAAGTTTAATCCCACTCTTCTTCTTCGTCTGTATCTACATCTTCTTCGTGTTCAATGTATTCATCAACACTAGTTTGAAGATATTTATCATGCTCACTGATCTGTTCTGCATTACCAGCAATATCAAATCCATATTGATCTAATATTTGTAGAAAATGTTCTGCGAAATTTCCGCGCTCTTTTTCTACAACACTAGACCTTGCAGCATCATACATGGCAATGATAAATTCTAAATCATTATCACTCAGACTCATTGATCATCCCCTTCGGTAACTAATTCATCACCACTAGAATCTAAGATCGCTTCTGGTTGTTGTTCCCACTCGCGCATCATGATATCTAGACAATCATCTGTATTCTTTGACCATGCTTTACGGAACTTCTTAATAACTTCGCCAGTTACGGGACTAATGTACTCAAGACTGTTACCAGACTTTTTAAGTGCACCTTTCGCTTCAAAGAATTCAGTCAATCCACTGTAAGGACTCATACCAGTATCATATGGAATTTCTACTTGTACACTCTCAAATGGTTTAGCATAACGTGTCTTCATTATCTTACACGCTGCACGAATACCATTTACAGTAGTCGTTTTGTTACCATCTTCGTCAACTTTTAACTTCAATTTACGCATTGCGATTACAATTGAACTTGCGTAGATAAATCCTTGACCACCAGAGATTTTATCATCGGGATCAAACATATCTTGTGATGCATAGGTGTGATTCGTAGCAAGTAAACCTACATTGTATTCACCTAACATATTTACAGTGTTACGAACAAGTGAGGTTAGTGCTTTAGGTTTGCGACCTAAGTCACCTTTCATGTCGCCTGCTTCAAACTGCTTAACATCGGTAGGTGTTAATAACATACCTAGACTGTCTACAACGAATAAGATTTTAGGACGATCTGCTGGCTCTTTATCACCATGCTCAGTCTTGTAATCTTTCATCAAGTCAGACATAATTTTAGCAACATCATCAATCATTGCTACGTTCAACTTCATCAATTTTTCTTCACTCGTATCTACACCTAATGCATGTAACCATGCTTCGTCTAGTGCATTTTCTGAGTCAATTAGAACAACATAAATATCTTGCTCTTGTGCATGACGAATAATGTTTCCCGAAGCAATATATGATTTCCCTGCTCCAGATTCGCCTGCTAGTACTGTTACTTTACCTAGTGGGATACCTTTATCAAAGTCTCCGCTAATTAGTTTGTTTAATGTAAAATTACCTGTTGAAATCCAAGTATCAGGATCGTGAAATCCAGTGCTTAGACCAGGAACCGCCTTGGTAATACTCCGACGGAACTTAGACACATCAAATGGTCTTGCCATTTTATTCTCCTTGAAAATGGGAGCAAAGAACTTGCTCCCTATTGGTTGCTTATGCGTTAGCACCAGACTTGCGATTGCGAATTGCTGCAAGAATATCTTGTGCATTTGCTTTAGGTTTTTCTTCTGATCCTGCATCTGCGTTTACTGCTGCTGATGGTACAGGATCTGCTTTAAAAGGGATTTCATCAGATGTAATCTCCTTCTCTACGACAGGCGCTGATTGAACAACAGATTGCGCAGGCTTAGATGTTGGTGCATCTACACCCCATGGGCGGTAGTAATTACCCCACTTCTCATTATCGTATAACTGACCATCGACAGATGCTTCAAACATCTCGACCATTGCATCTAAATGCGCTTGATCAGGCTTCTTAGGTAGGAAATCAGATAGATTAAATAATCCATTTGTTTCAACTGCATCTAGTTCATCTTGATTTAGACTACGCTCACGCCTTGCCCAGTTAGAAGTACTATAATCAGCCCACTTACCATTCTGACCTTTGACTACTTTAAAGTCTGTACCTTGATCATAATCAGTAGGTAATGATGTGAAATCTACGTCCATTAACGCTGCGCTGATTACCTTAAAGATTTGAGGTGAAATCATGAAACGACGGATTGGATTTTCGGGTGCTTCTTCAACTAGATCACTTTCAGTGACAAAGCCTTGAAACAAGTATGACTTTTTCTTCCAATACTTACGCGCAACATCTTCCAAAGAAGGATCTTTGAACCATTGACGTAATTCAGAATGAATAGGACAGGTTGTTTTTTCATCATCGTACATTTCAATACAAGGTACTTGAATTGTTACGGGTTTTGATTCATCACCACCTTTTACGCCTGCAAATTCTAAACGAATCATTTCACGCTTCAACCAAAAGAATGGGTTGTTCGTGTCTCCGTCAGGTAAAAATCGTAGTGATGCTGATGTGTTGTCTGGAATACTCCAGTGAGGAAAGACAGTGTTGTCTTTATTGGTGTTTGACTTAGTTCCAGATGAACGTGAGTCTTGTTCAAGCAATTTTGCTCGGATTTCTGCTAATGATGCCATTGTTACTTCTCCATGTGCCTTAGTTTTGTTTTAGGTATTTTGCGGACTATTCCGCTAATACAAGTTTGCCTTAGTTTTATTACTTAGCCTATACAGTATACTTCTTTTAATGCCTACTGTCAAGCACTTTTTCGTTTTAATTTGATTTAATTTTTTAGTCTTTCATTGAAGATATTACGTTGTTAATGCAGGCTCTCAACTGGCGCTGCTTCTTTCATTGAAGATATTACGTTGTTAATGCAGGCTCTCAACTGGCGCTGCTTCATTTATATTTATTCTTCTTTGATAATAGACCAGATGCCATATACAAGGGCAATCCATGCTGCTACGTCGAGCAACGGAGCTGCTAATAGAACTGCTAGTGCAGTACCAATTAATACTGCACCATCTAATGATGTGCGTTCTGTTAAGCGACCTTTCATCCAATTAATCATATTATCCCACCATCTTACGTAAGTTAGTAACTGCTTCACCATCCATTGAAGGTGATTCTTGAGTTACTTCTGGTACTACTTCTTCTGTTACCTTATCAAGTAATTGATCAAGTGCAGTAAGAAATACCTTATTCATTTTATGAACATCAACGCTCAACATATCAAGTAAGTTAGACAATTCAAATTGCTTTACTTGAATAGCCTTCATACCAATGTATGATGCTTTGTGTCCTAGTGCAGAAACATCACCACCTTCACCTGAGAAATCAGTCATTGCGTTTTCAGGATGCTCTGGGTCAGTTGAATCAACAGGAATCTTAATACCAGATTTAACAATGTTGATCAATTTTTCTAAGTTTTCAATTGCGCTCACGGTTTTCGCCTCTTTCAATTTAGTTTCAGATACTACACGATTTACTGTAGCGAGTGCTTGTTGCATACTCTCAGTAGATAATGCATTATACTTGAATTTCTCAGAGATGTCAAGGGTTTCTTCAATTAAATCTTCATTTACTTCAACTTTAAAATTATCATAACCACGCTTGGTAGACAAACGCTTAACTGACTCTTTTAGTTGTGCAATCTTTGATTTAATAGTCTCTACGATTTCTTGATTGTCTTCATTGACTAATTTTTGCTGCTTTGTGTATTTTGTGAATTTGTTTAAATCTGAAATCTCTTCACACATAGCCAAAATTGCTTGTCCCTTAACATCGTAAGGATTTCCCTGTTCATTGACATGCATGGTCATTGCTCTCGCGCCTGCCATGTACTTATGTGGGAATGCAAACTTTTCGCCTGATGCATTTTCAATAAACAAACTATGAATATTTCTACTGCGAGAACCACGCATCTCTTCATTAACACTCTTGTTGTGCTTTATGATAAGAGTCGCCTCTGGTAGTCTAATATAACTTGTTTTGGTTGAACCGCCTGCCTTAGTGAAACCTTCTGTCACTTGTGCATCTGTTTTCGGTTGGATTTTTTTATCAAATTTTCTCATTGTGAATTCACCTAATTTTGAATGTGCAATTGCTTTGATTGCATCTAAAATATCTTTATTTCTCTGTATGTCGTAACTTTCCCCAATCTTAACAATCACTTCAAACTTGTTATCTTCTTGTTTGATTGTAACAATCAAATTTTGATCAACAGCGTATAGTCGCGTTGCTTCTTCTACATTCAATGTCTCTACACCATCAATAGTGTATAAACGCATCTTGTAGCCTGCGCCTTTTAGTATGTTAAATAGTTCTGTTGAAATATCATTCATCGGGGTAATTCCTTTTTAATTATATATGTATTTATCTTTTTAGGCTATAAAAATGACATTGGCATTGGGTCGTCATAGTCGTTATCTAAGCCCTCTTCCATCAAGTATTCATATGCAGTGTCTTCGTAATTTGTTACTTCTTGTGCCATTCGTATAATCAATACTAGTGCCATAACCAAATCATCATTTTCACCTTCTTTTGCCCCATAACTATTGCCACGAGAAATAAATACTTTCAGTTCACGTAGTAGATTCTTACTTGCTATTTCTAACTTATCAGTCTCTACCCAATATTTCAATTTAGCACATGCTGCTATCTTTGATTTATGTGTTGTAGTGAAACCCTTGCGATATGCTTTTGTATTACCATGCTTCTTACGCTCACTCAAGAATGTGCCTGGGAAGTATTCTTCACCTATCTCTTCCACACAAACCAATCCTGCTTCGCCCATTGAGTTGTTTTCTAGACTGTAATATATTTCCGATTGTTGCTTTGTCTCGTCATCTATGTATATTGCTATCTTCTGTAATATTCTTACTTGCTGTTGTATAGTCGTTTTATTATGTTGCCATTCAGCAATTTGATTCATTCCGGGAAGTTCGTAAACTTGTATTGCTGCGTTATCTCCACCAGTTCCTAAACTAGGATCTAATGCAATAAGATATAAATTGCCCGCTTTCAACGGCTTATACCAGCGTACTTGTCCCTGCATTGCCCATGCTTCTTTTGCTTCCATCATGGCTAATTTCAAACTACTCACCAATGTCTCATCAAATGCGATGAATTCATTTTTATGCTCACGTCTGAATTTCTCTTCACCGATCTTGGCTTCTTCTACAATTGCCCACTCTTCATCACGATCTGGATGTCTATCCCATATCGCATCATACGAGGCAAAACTATTAATACCTAATTCAGTTTCATTACCGTATTCATCTGTCTTCTTTTGTGAATCTCTCCAAATCTGTGCAAATTGATCATCGTCTTGGTTTGGTGTTGATGTTATTATACATTTACCACCAGTTGCTAATGTAGGAGACAATGCTGTCCAGAAATCTCTTGCGATGTTTGGTCGTACAAATGCAAACTCATCCAAGTATGCTAACGATATAGACATACCACGACCTGTGTTATCAGTAGTGGCTTGCGCAATAATACGACTACCATTATCAAATTCCAATGAACCTTTGTTATATGATGTTGCGCCCGCTCTCAAATAATCTGGCAATGTTTCATATGCAAAGCGAATACGCTGCATTATCTCTTGTGCGCCACTATATTTGTGTGCTGCAATTAGGATTGTTTGATCTGGTACAAACATCGCATACCATAATAGATAGCCAGCAGCACATGTTGATTTTCCCATTTGACGAGAAATCAATGCTACTGAGTTTCTATGATTGTGATATACATCAACTAATTCTTCTTGAAAATCAAACAACTCAAATCTCATTCTACCCTTAACTGGATGCTGTATCCAACAATGCGCTTTCATGAAATATTTTGGGTCTTTAATACATTTTGCTAATTCTACTAATTGCTCATGTGTATAATTTTCTTTTTGATGTGGTGTTTTAACTAATTTAGTATCTGATGACATATAAGTATTTATCTTTGTCCATTATTCAATATATCGACAATCTCTGGTGTCAATATGTAATTTTCTAATACCCAATCATTTGCTGATGGACTCCAATGAGTATCAGTTGGCGAAACTGTAATTCCCGCATCAAATAAGGCATTTCCTCTACGCTCTTCTCCTGGGATATTAATCGGAAGATTATGAAAAGCCTGTAATTGATGTTGGGCGCTGTTTGAACGAAAGGGCAATAGTTCAAGTTTTATTATGTGTTTGAAATTGTATAATGAATCAATTGAATCAAACCATTTATTATGATAATCTTGACTTGTATTAGATATACTTCTATTAGCCAATGAAATATTTATTTCTTTTACCACTGCGTTGAAAGGACTACGTCCTTGCTTGTGAGGCTCTTGTCCGCTAAACCATATTTGCTCTATCAATTCCAATGTCTGATAATTGTCTGATTTATGTATCATTTCAAAGTTAAAGCCACCATCGCCATGTAACTGTGCGACTCTATGCTTAAATGGTCTATTGACAAAAATAATGTCTATATCTTTAAGTTTTGCATCAAGCAATGACCATTGGAACAAATCAGTTCCGCGACCACCCCATGCATAATTATAGTATTGATGCTGTGGGAATTGTTGTGATAATTTCCACGACCAATGATTGTTATATTGACCATCTTGTCTATATGCAGAGAAACTATCACCTATGAATGCAATTTTTAACATATTATTTATTAGAACAATGTTTTTTGCACAACAGCGGTGGATTTTCGCTATTCCATCCTTCGGGTGCGATATACTTCTTGAATATATTATTTTCTAATATATCATCAAGATCGTGATAGTTTAAATCATTCCAAGTTTTATCTTTATCAAATTCAGCCTGTAATATTGCATCACTCGCTAATGTTTTTGCATCAGATCGGTTACTATTGCCATTAAAATCTTCAAATGCTTGTGAGTATTTGCAACATGGCCATACAGTTCCATCTTGACTCAATTGAACATGCACTAATGTGTTTCTTTGCATGAACGGACATATAATATTATAACTCATCTAGTAACTTCCAAAGTGGACTGTTTATGTTGTATTTCTGTGCTAACATCATCTCTTGCTCGTCCGTTACTGCATTAAACTCGGTTCTATTAAATAGCATAAATAATGAACACCCTATATCGGTTGCCATTTGCATGGCTTCACCTATCTGATGATCATTATGATTGAAGATTATGTATTGCCATTCTGCATCTGCTGGAGTTGCAGAAAACGCTTTCATATTTTCATACGCTTTGTCAAAATTAACATCTACTCTATACATATTGTTTATTTCTTGATTTGTACCATCTATGCCAAAAATTATTCTCAGTTTATCTTTATATTTGTTACCAAGATGAGTATACCATTTAGCATTACGCAATGCTCCGTTTGTAGATATTATTATATATGCCACTTTACTTGCACATATATCAATAATTTCTTCTATCTGTGGATGCATCATCGGATCACCATAATCACCGCTAAGTCTAACAATTGCAGTCTCATTGAATATCTTAGTACTCTTTGTCATCTTTTTTAAAATATCTATACTTAGATGTTCCAACTTTAAGCCAGGAATGGTCAAACCATCATCGCCTGTTCTAGCACATGACGGACATCTCGCTTGACAAAAAGTGGTAGGTGTCAAGTCGATCATATTATGTTTTCTTTTTCTATGACCAACTTTGGTAGGATTAGATTTAGGTGCTGAAACTGCAAGCGCGTTATCATACGGCTTATCAATGTCGTCGACACTGATATCTATTGATTCTGACATTGCCTTCTCTATTTTGATATGATATTTTTTACTGATATTTCTAAATTTTCTAAAAAGGTATCAATGTCAATATCATCTGCTTCAACAACTTCTTCAATCTCTTCGACT